GCGGTTGCAGTAACTTTTGTTGTTCCCTGATGTTCTAACCTGTTAAAATCATCATCGATGGCTGTAATAGAGACTGTAGCAGCCCCCGTTAAATTTATGGCACTTCCACTATTGCTGCTTTCCACTGCGCTCCGCGAAAGAGTTGTCCCAGAAGCGGTATATGTTCCAGTGCCAATTTCAAAATTGGAACCTTCCTCAATGACATATTGAACGACATCGCCATTAGAAACCCCAGCGTCTGCAAACGTCTGAAAGCCTACAGAAGCAGTCCCCAAAGTAACGGTTCCTGTCCCCGTAGTGGATGTCGTCATTTTGGCTCTGTTAAAAAGTTTTGCCATGACGCTCTCCTACTATGTCAGCGTTAAGATACCGTTTGTTCCAATATCTATTGTAAATGTATCGCCATCGTTCAATGTCAGCGAAGATCCGTAATCGTAATAACCAACCAAAGGATCGGCTGGGGATGTTGGCGTGTCGTTATAGATAATAACGTACCTAAATGCCGCCACTGAGCCACCTGACGCTGTCAAAACCAAATCATCAGCCGATAACTTATATGTACCGCTCGTTTGGGTGCTTGTGACATTGGTTAATGTTCGGGCAGACAAATTTGTGTAGGAAATTTCAGCAATATTTGCTAAAATGCCATTTCCATCAGCGGTAGCGTCTGTGCCAGCCGTCGGATCTGTGTTTGATAACGCAACTTTAAATGTGTCAGCATTCATATCCATTGCGTTAGCTAAGTTGACCACAAAGTCATTTACTTTAGTAAAACTTGCCATTATTAATAGCTCCTAATTTTAATAGCACGACCAGAACCAGCGGCTCTAGCACGTTCACCTTCTAAATTTATAGCAGAAACTGCTTGTTGATACAACGCATTCCACACTTGCACTCTTTCATCTTCCTGTAGAAACGGAGCCGAATGCATTAAAGCTCCGTATAAAATAGCGTTTGGAAAATATGTAAGAACCCAATTTGTATTATTTGTGGCTAAATCAGGTATTGTTTCATAATACACCAATTCCATAGGATAAGTAGTGTCTGGAGTTGGATAAACTTCAAATGCTCCATCAATCAAAGCATAATTTTTAGGTCTACCTGTTGTATTAGAACCCTCTTCACGTAATTTTGATATTTCCATTGGACTAACAAGCTCCATAATGTGGCTGTCAGTCTCAGGCAATGTTATCCTAATAGGTTCTATGAAGTTTGTTGGCAAAGATGTATATTGGGCGTTTACTTGAGCCACAACACGATCTTCCATTCGCCAGTGACGAACATCCCTGTTTAGTTGGGTTTCGCCTAGTGCTATAAAATCAGGAATTTGATTGGTTAAATCATCGCGATTTAGAGTATCAGCAATTGATGCTTTTAGCTCTGTATAATTTGATAGCGCCATTTATCTGCCCCTGTCACTTAATAATCCTAAATTTTGTCTTTGCAGGGGCGTCAAGTCTCTAAACTCGTCTAACGCACCTCGTAGGCGGCTGGAGATAGGTGATCCACCACCAGATTGTACTGCCCCTCTATTTCCTTGTCTGTTATCTTGTCCAGAGGCTTGCTGTCCACTAGACGCCCTAGAGCCTTGTTTAGATGCACCTTCTGCCTCGCCGACAAAGTCCCTAGTTTCTCTTGACCCAAAGCCCTCGAAACCTGTTTCGAAAACTCTTTGACTTGCGTTTGTTCGTTGCTCATCTGTTCCCTTCCATTTCATCAAAACAACGTCTGGAAAGCCTTGACTTTCGTCCCAGCCCTCAGACCGCCATTGGCGTAGTAAATCGTCGTAAGCTTCCTGCCCACGATCTTGAATATAAAACTCTTTGCTGAATGGTACACGTTTTATCTCTTCAAATCCATACCCACCGTACAAATTATTTAAAAAACCTTGAGGGTATTGCTCAGAAGGCACAGCAAACGCATTCAGCACTGTAGCCCCATCTTCTATGGCTTTTCCTAGTATAGCTGGCCCTGCAACTCCCTTTGCGCCTCTTTCGTTGTTAATTACCCCCACCAAATCAACCTCATTGGGCCCAAGCTCTGGTATAGGTTTACCGTCGTTCATCCACGTATAATCAGGATTTTTCTTCAAACTAAAGAAAATATCGCCGCCACCTAGCTGTTGCGTAACCAAATCACCTGACTTTTTCCCAGCATTTATATCAGCCGCTGTATATGGCTCTAATGATGGGTAGGATGGATTTCTTTTAAGAGCTCTTTCGTAATCTATTGATGACACACCACCTTGATTTTTTGGTGTTAATGATGTTGACCATTGACCGCTCAGAGCGCTTTCAATCATTCTTGCTTGTGTTGGATTTCTTAACATTTCCAAGTCAGTAGCTTCTTGGATATTTCTAGCTTGGTCTACTGTCATTGTTTGAGTAGGTAATACTTTACCGAAAGAATAGGCCAATCTACTCTCATTTGGTTGTCCACTTGCCGTTAACATTGAGGGTCTAGATCCGTATTCAGCCGTATAATCTGGATACATCAAATCTCTTGACACGGGCATTTTCATTCTGAAAAGCTCACCTTCTCTGCCAAAACCATGACGGTACGACGTATGTGGTGGTAGCCCTTCAGCCTCTAAATCTATTATGCCTCTCTGCCTGTCAGGCTTAAAAAACAACATTGTGTCGCCTTGATTTTGACCAATGAATTGAGGCTCTATGCTTTCATCCAATACTCTTTGAAAGTTAGGCACTCCATATTTTTCCATTTTTGGCGCTTCCATTTGCTTTGATATTGCTGCCCTTGCTTCAAATGGTATTGATTGCATATAAGCATCGAAGTTAGGGCTATCAAAACCAACAAAATCTTTTAATCTTTTAAGTTCTTTTTGGGTTGTATTTTTGCCAAAATCTCTAATTTCTTTATTTATAGCTTTAACATTTTCTGGGCTAATTCTGCCATCCCGAACAAAAGCTTCCAACTCTCCTAAGTATGCATCAGCCACAGACCTGTTGGATCTATGAGAGCTTTGATCCATTGCAGTAACGCCAATAAAATCTGCATCTTTCCCAAGTTTAGTTGTGGCTTTTCCTTTAGCGTCAACCAGCCAAGCAACATCGGCATCATAGTATGGTTTTTGCAACGGAAACAAAACACCACCTTGGAGCTCTGTGTTTCGCACATTTCCAGCCGCTGTTGTTCCTTCAGATCTTACACCAGCCGCTAACAGATCCGCTGGCGTAGGAGTAAATGTAGCCCCAACCAAATCCATTGGGTCAACTACTTCAACATCATCATAATCCATAACTAACGGAAACTGATCTGATGGAGCCGCTGCACTGAGACTTTGTGCGTCACCACCACGTTGAAAAACTTCTCCAAGTGTTTCCATATCTCCAGAAGCTACACTTCGGGCTATACCTGTTGCATCTGCAACTCTTTTGCCAGCTTCCTCTTTGATTGCTTCCGTAGTTGGAGATCCACCAAGTAGACTTTCCATAGCCCCTGCTACTGGTGTTAAGTATCCCATTCTAGCCAGTACCGCTGGAGAAACCGCAAAAGCCATTTCCATGCCCATGTCAGCCGCTGCACGAAGTCTAGCCTCTCTGGTTTGCTCTGGATCAAAAACAACTCTGCTTGATGTTACCGCATCTTGCATACCAGCCACTGGGTTTGCTTCTGCTACAAAACCAGCCAGAGCCCGTAGATTAGGCGGTATAAATTGTTCAATGTTGTCGCCTATATATTCGTCTAGTAACTGCCTACGACGTTGCCCAGCTTCGCGTGAAAAGAAGTCTCTGATTGCCATTATGCCAGCGGCCTCATAAATTTAGATATACAATATCGTCCGTGACCCTCTAGTTCTGACGTTCTAGTAATGGGTTCAACGCCATGATAAGTTCCAACTTTAAATATAACCATTCTGTTGTTTTTAAATTCAACTTTTTCTGTGTCCTCTATAATAAAATCACCACCCTCAAAACCTTGAGGTTCTTTACAGAGCCAAAGCAAAGCTGTTGTATCGAACGTGTCAACATGTTTCCCATAACTATCTTTTTGATCATAGTACAAAAACTGCATACTTTCTTCGACGCCAAATTTTTTGAACCAATCAAATGCCCAATGACTTTCAACTAATTTATTAGTGAAACCCTTATTTTCGAAAAACTTTTTCATAATCCTTTGCGTAGGGCTATGACTTGGGTCTGTATACATGTCATTAACAAAACAAGCATTATTGTTTTTTAAGGCTTTTCCGTCTTGCGATACAGCCCCACCTGTATCTTCGCGCCTCATGTTTGGCCTGATAATTGTGTCTAACTCATTCATAACAGTAAGATATTCTGCATGTGTTAAAAAATTATCGACAATGATGAACGGTCTACCTGTTTTGGTAAACTGTAACTTAAAATCAAAATCGTGACTGTGTTTCATTACCACTTAACCTTATTGGCCCAAAACGCCGCTGACATTTTGCCTTTTTTGATATTTTTGGCGTGTCGTGCTTTGAATGATTTTGCACGTTTAGTCATTGTTTTATCGCCAGTTTTGCCTTGCTGACCAAACCTAATAGTCTTGATTTTGTCACCTTCTTTGGCAACAACAATATGTGATTTTGTCGGGTGATTTGGTGTGCGCTTGGGCTTGTTGTAACCACTAACACCAGCCCGTTTTAATCGACTATCTTTTTTCTTTTCTGCCATGACTAGCCCATCAAGGTAGGTTGTGCATTCTGTCTGCGCCTCATTTCCTCACGAAGCATTGCAATCATTACCGCTGGGTCATCTGTAGTTGACATGTTTTGACCTTGCAGAGAAAGCAACCCAATTGGATCTGTAACTTGATAAAATCCAGCGTTTGGTAAACTGTCTGGCACTGTATCATAACCACCTATTTGTGGGGCTGGTGGAACATAAGCCGTTAATGGATTTGGGTTTCCTGCTTGGCTTGGGAGTGACCTAACTTCTACATCTGGCCTTGTATAATTTGGAACATACGCATTCGATGGGTTCATACCAGAGCTCATGTTACTGTAGTTTCTTGGAGCCTCTGGAGGCGCTGGTAACGCTGGACGATTTTCCATACCAGCTTGAGCATAAGTTCTTGGACGATTAAATCCATACGGAGCCACACCAGCCGCATTCAGCGCTGCGCTGTAAAGTCCTGCACCTTCGAAAAATTCACCAGAAGTATTTTTCCCACCGCCGTCAAACATGTCAATAAATGCTGGGACATATTTACCAGTGTTCATATCGTAGTAGCCAAACCTGTTGTCGTTCTGGCTGGCTAATATTCTTTTACGCTGTTCTTTGCTTGGACCACCTTTCCCGAAATCCATATCTTTACGAGAACCCTTGCTGCCACCACCTTTATTTTGGACGGCTTTTGTCTCTGGGCTAGACGGCTTGTAAGCAGCTTTCCTGTCCTTGTCAGGCTTTTTGAAAAGGTTGTCCAAAAACTTCATTTTTTCATACCGCCTTTTTTCTTACCGCCCTTTTTCTTTTTCTTTGGGGGCCTTCCCCTTTTACTTCCATAAGTACCTTTACCATGAGGCATCACGCTCTCCTTTTTTTGGGTTTCCAACTGATCCTAGCTGGACCAGTTTTCTTTTTAGCCATCCGCTTTGCCGTTGCCGACTTTGCTTGGCTTGCTGGCCTACATGCAGGATAACCACGCCGTTTATCTTTTTTCCCACTTCGACCACATTTCTTGCCTGTCTTAACATCGCGCCAATCTTCCTTGAACCATTTTGTTAAGCCACCACCCCGTTTAGGCATAAGTACCGCCACGCTTTTTGTATTCACGCACCAACCATGCTGAACCATATGCGCTGGGCCATGCCTTGAATTTTCGTTTACCCTCCGCTTTTACCCTAGCATATAACGCTGGGTTTTTCGGTTTGGGACCACTAGTTTTTTTGGATTTTGATTTTTTAGTTTTAGTAGCCATTCGTTAAATCTCCGAATAATTACCGCCACCCTAGCACATTATGCTATGCCACGCAAATTCCTTCTTATGGGCTCACCCCAATCCGCTTGCCGCCTGTAACCAATTGCTAAGTATCGAAAGCTATCTGCACTATGAGAAGTCCAATCATGAAGTGGACGGCCTCGCCAAGTTTTGTTTTTTTCATCGAAATCTCTACGGTACTGACGAAGTGCTTCTATGCCTCTTTCACACTTTTCCTCATCAAACCAGCATCGAGGTATCATGGTCCTAACTTGCTGTATTCCATCCTCAATGCCCAGCTTTGGCGCTATTTCGATATTACGAATACCAAGATCATCTAACACCTCTAATCTGCTTCTACCTGTCCCAAGCTCTTTAACTTGAACGTCGTGGGGCAAAATGTGTTGCTCGTAATGATAACCTTTCTCAGACAAAACTTTTGCATAATGATCTAAACCAACACCGCTGTTTTCGTAGTGATCTATTATTCTAACCTCACCACCCGAATGAAACTGGGCAAAGAATATCGACGTACTGTCACCAATTCCTAAATCCCATGAGGTGATAACTGACATGGCTGGATCATATGGAACATTCGTTATTCTGCCCTCATCCCTAGCCAGCTTCATTTCTACAGCGTAATAAGCTCCAGCTATCGCACTATCAAAACTGCATTCAAACTCAGCCTCATAGCGGTCCACACCCATTGTGCGTTTTGCTTCCTCTAATTCCTCTGGATCTAGAATATCTGTCTCTGATGCCTTGTACATTCGACAAAACCACTTGGGGTCATTTTTGGCACTCTCGTACATTTCATAAAATTCGTTGCGGCCCTTGGGCGTTCCAATGACTGTGATCCTGCCTTTGCGCTCTACTGTGGCTGGACGTATCACGCTGGGGTATGCTGAAACAGGAAAGTCAGCAAACTCATCAAGCACCACGTGGTCAAAATATAATCCTCTAAGTGCTAGGAAGTTATCGGCCCCAAACAATCTAAAACGAGATCCATTTGGAAAATCTATTCTGAGCTCTGAGTGATTGACTTTGATGAACGGAATATCTCTGGTGTATTCCAGCGCATAATCCCAAGCCACTGCTTTTGCCTGACTGAGATACGGCGCTATGTAAGCAACCCTGACATTCTTTTTGTCTATCTCAAAGCAGGACTTAATCAGATCGTTTACAGCGGCTACAGTCTTACCAAATCGTCTGTGGGCTACGATGATAGAAAACCGTTCGGTTCTGCTATGAAAATCTTTGAGATGTTCTCTGGGCTTGTAGGGATGCTCTATGACTTCCCAGTTATCATCTATTTTTGCCATTTGATAATAAACTTGTGTTCGCCATCATCACCAGAGCCAGCCAACTGAAGCGGTAACACTTTGCCCATTAATGACATGTAAGCTGACGGGTTCTCTTCTGCTTGGTGCTCTAGATAGCTAATGAGCCCATCCTTACCAAACTTATCACCAGCCCGTTCAGCGGCCTCAAGTATAGCATCCTTCAGCAATTTGCTATTTTTATTCATAGCGCCTTTAGGTCTGCCCTTACCACGATTTCCCGTATTTTGGCCTATTTTATTCGTTTGTTCTTGTTCTGTACTCATATGTCCGTCCTTATAGGGTGCGTCGATATATATGTAACATAGCGTAAAAGATTGGCAAAAAAAAGCCCCCTAGAGTTAACAAATAAGAAAGGGAACACTCTAGAGGGCAAGTTAACAAGCGAACATGCAGGGAGGTGACATGTCCACCCTACATGATATCATACCATAATTTAGTATCCGTTTATAGATGTCAAGTTATCTATATATGGCTGTATGTCCTCTTCTGTTACCAAACCTTTTCTAATCAGAGCATCGGCCCCACCGCCCATAATGTAATACTGACCAACGGGCTCACCTCTCTTAATGCGATTGGCATTGATCTTATACTCATCTGGTTTCCACACGTTGTCGCCTGTCAAATCTTTAAAGTCTGGCCTCTTGGGGGCTATTGTCTTGGCTGCCTTGTGCATTTCTTTTGATGTGGGCCATGTTCGTGTTTCAAGGTTACTGAACACCTGTTCCTCAAATTCTGAAAACCAATCTGTGTAACCACGTGACGGAGCTACCTTAACCACGACGCTGCACAAAAACTCTGCTTCTTGTTTCATTGCTTCAGTATTGCCAGCAACCGCTCTTGGAGCATTTAACCTAGCCAGCATTTTCATAACTGAATTTTTAAGCTCATCATTTCTCTGATTATTCATAACTCAACCCCATTGCTGACAGTACTTCTTTTTGAACATTATGCGGCTCTACTGATAGCTCATCATTCCACCGCTCTTGATTTAACCATGTAGTTGGGTGAGGAATAAATCTTTTTTCCTGCCCATCCATAGATTGAGCAAACCTAATTGTAGCATCCATCAATTCATCAAAGTTCATTCGATTATGTACTTTTGCAAACAAGGGTGCTGCTTTGTATTTGCCAACCTTACGTGGGTATACTTTCCACCACCTCTCAAAATCACTAATAGTTTGATCAACATTTCTGACCAATACTACTTCATTATTTCCAAGGTTATTACTTCCAAGGTTAGGTTCGCATTTTGCAACAGGGGGGTGTTGCGTTTTACTAATAGGGGTATCCTC